GGTCTTAGTAATAGTGCTTCCAGTCACCTTACTGCCGCTGTCAATGGTGATACCGATAGTATCAGGATTAACTCCTGAATCATCATCTGTTACTTTCCATGTGATCGTAGGTTTATTGTTGGTAATTAGCGCACTGGCTGACGGATATGTGATTGTAATAGCTGGGGCCGTCTTCTCCTTTACGCGGAGCTGCAGGCTGCTTCCGAGTGTGGCATCTGTATCCGTCTTAGTCGTTATATTCCCGGCCTCGTCCGTTGCCTTAACTGTCACGGGGTAATAATGTCCATCGTTATTGTTATAAGACGATGTTGACGGCGCCGTGATCGTGGCCTCCCACTTCCCCGTGCCACTGTTTAGCGTCAGAGTTGTTGTTACGCCATTAATTATGGCCTGTACTGTTTTTACTGCCATTGTATCCTCCTATTCAAATTTCACCATCCGAATTTTCGAAGTTACAGCAGGAGAAATAAACAACAAATAAAGATACGCAGTTCCACTTACTCCACTTAAATTAAGTGTAAAGTCTCCTCCTGTCCCTGATGTGTTCATTCCTGCCACTTTATCCCCAAGATTTGGATTTCTCTTTAAATTACTGGATTTTTCATTATCAAAAATATAATCCGTAACTTTATTTCGGAATAATTCAATATTGTCCAGGGCTGATCCGCTATATTCCAGCCTCACAATTAATCGATTAAGGTTTGTTAAATCAATTGGTTCATTAAAAACCACCGCTGTATAATATGTATTATTCCTTACATAAACACTGATATGATCCCGTTCTAATGATACAGTACCTACATTATCCCATAGCAGGTGTTTAAAAGCCGTAATACTCTGTATTCCGTTAAAGGCGCCATAATAGTATGGTACTTTGGGATCCTTGTTTACATATCCCTCCCAGGTCCCAGGCCCCACACCACCGACATACTGTCCCTTCTTAACAACAGAAGTAGACAGATTTTTCACCGCCCGGATCGTAATATCTCCAGTCATATACTTTCCTGCTGTTGGAATTGTGATCATACGCGCTCCCGGGCCAACGCTCTGGGCCGCCATGGTTTCAATAGACTGTTTCACATTTCCTCCAGTATAATTTCCGGGTGGCAGCTTCTGTACACCATTAATCGGCAGGACATATTCAGGGCTGCCGCGCTGTATAATATTTCCCGCCTGTGTATCTTCACTTCCTGCACCTATAAATTTCTCGGCTGCCAATACGTCACCCGGACCAGCCGTCAGCTCTGATATATTGGGACCTCCCCCAACTTTAATAATGGGTAATATCATTCCAATCACCTCCAGAAGTCTCTTTATCAATCGAAAAAGCCTTGACATGTTCCAGTCACCGCCCCTTCACCCTCGCCAACTACTTCTCCAAATTTGATATTTTCGGCTGTAAGGTTTTCCACAGCATAAACAATGATATCCCCTGTCATATACTTACCTGTGCATTGGATTACTACCGGGCCTGCCCCAGGCGTTACGGTCTGCCCGGCCATGGTAGCGATCTCCTGTTGCACGGTGTCCTCAGCATTGTGGATTCCGGCTGGTATGTTATAAGTACCGTTGATCGGCAGCTTGTAGCTTGTTTCATCTTTTTCTGCCAGGGTTCCAGTTCGGATATCTGGGGATCCACGACCGATAAATTTTTTCCCTTTGCGCACCAGATTTTCCACCGCGGTAAGCCCGCTAAAATCCACACTTTGTCCCCGAAAAAACAATGGTAATATTGCCATGGCCTATACTCCTTTCAATCCCAGCCGCAGAGCAGATATGGGTTTTTTGAATCGGCAGGTAACTCGCACTTTGCCGTCCAGTGTCTCGATTGTCGTAATCATATTGGCACTCTTGTCAATCTGGGCTTGCAATGCCTCTGTGAGATTATCCGGATACACCAGCCCTGGTATGGGCCTGTCACTGGCAAGCATACCGGGCACAGATACCGTCTGTATGTAAGGAGCCGACGCCGACCAACCGGATACTGGAAGATTAATCTCAACATATCGATTCGCCTGATTGATTCCCGTTACATATTCGTCATATAGATCATTGACAGCAGTATTCGTGGTGTTGATATCGTCAGCGGAAAATATATCCCCCTCTTCCGCATACGATGTAATATCGTCGAGATTTACGGTATCTGCTGAGACATTCGTAACACGATATAAGCGCTTACCCGTATACTTATCATTCTTATAATTTGTTTTAAGTTTCTTCACAGTCTCACACTCCTGTTTCCTATACCACGGCAGCCAATTTTAAATTCCAGATGCGGTATGCTTGGTATTAAATTCTCAACCAATATTCCAATATCATAAATGATCTTTTCTATAAAATTTGCCTGATAGATAGACGTGTACGTAATTCTTTCCGGTGTCTGAGGCGTGCTGGGCGGCGTGTAAAAAGCTGATCGGATTGCAATAATGTTCTTCCTGATCCGTTCCATCTCGCTCTCTGTGCGGCGATCCTCTGGCTGCCAGATAGTCCCCTCAATAATCGTATTACGATATCCATAGCGATTGAGCACATGCGACACCCACTTAATAGCATCCTCAACGCGGTTAAGATCCTGATAATCAATATATGCCTTGTCAGTCATAGCATCTATGTCAGCCTGTACGCGGTCAAATATTAAGCTGTCCACAATATCACTCATGGATCGTCACCTCCGCTCTAATTGCCTGTGCAATCCCACTATAATTGATTCGCTCTATCGTTCCTACTTTCACGCCGTCGTAATCTGTATCTATTCCTACAACCTGGCCGATCACTTTATCCTCCAGGATTACCTCACAGGTTACATTTTCAGCCCGCTGATAATACTCATAGACTCGATCAAGAGCCTGCTGTGCATTTTCCTTGTTGATCAGCGTGGCTTCCTTCACTTCCTTGATATTTTTATTAAAAAAGATATTTGGATTCTCACGAGAAATCATAAACATATAGTGATGATACTTTTTCCCGGTGAGCACTACAGCTCCACCAGTTCCTTTGATGATGGCATAATTATCACCAGACTGCGAAATCACTCCACCAGAGATAGACAAAGAGTGATGGGCCTCCGAAAAGGTGACCTGCACAGTGCCAGACAACTCATCATTGTATAACTCTTCTGACTCTTCCGATCGCTGGTAGCTATGGCCGGTTAATCGGATCCCAGTAACCACGTCGCTGTGGTCCAGAGTCAAACCCTCAAATACTTTTTCAAAATCGCCAGTCTTTTCGTTTTGCTTAGGATAGATGACCACTCCGTCATAGTTGCTCGTATCAACTACGGCGCCGATCGCAAAGGCTATTTGCATCAGAGCTGCCCGCTTTGTGGTGTAAGGTATATATCCGGTTAAGGTGATACCATCAAAAACATCATCGAGAAGGTAATTAAAATCTTCCCCGTCGAATATCTGAGCAATTATGTCTGTAACCTTCTGTCCAGTATATATTCCGCCTGGAAAATCGTTGCCGTCCAGCAGACCAATAGCGTCGTGGGTATCCATGTAGTAATCCGTTCTGCTCTTGCGTGCACCATTTTTAAGATAAAAATTACCAATCAGACCGCCATTGAAATAAAGTGACAGCTTCTGCTTTTTTTGCAAATCAAACGGTACAGACGACTTTGTCCGCACTGTAAAATCCATGGTATTAATGCTTATGCTCTCAGAGATTGCGTTGATCTCCTGCAGACAGTTGATCTCCTTAATCTCATCGCCTAGAAAATCTCTGTAGATTCCGTAGTCGATCCGTGTCAGGAAAACCGGACGGCATGGTTTTGACGTCTCCAAGAAGGTAATAATAATGCGATCATAAAGCTGCACATAATTGCTGCAAAAATATTTTGTTTCGTTCGGTTCGAAATTCAAATCCGAAAGAAGCTGCTCACCAGAGTACCATTTAACATTTATCCGGCTTGCATAGTCACTTGACATATCATTAAAAGTAAGCAGGAGACCAACACTCGTAAATTTACGGTTAAATGTGATCTCAAGTGTTGGCGCTTTGATCTCCTTTTCCAAGCCCGGTGAAGGGTATAAAAATATAGATGGATACTCACCTGGCAATGTCGGTTCCTGAGTCATTGTATATTCAAACCGCCCATTGGGATCTGATATCTCATCACTGATAAAACCATACCCCTGCGCGTCATCCGGAAAGTTTATATAGTCGCCATTGAGTAGCGCAAACCGGGGAAGACATAACGCATATCCCGGATATTTCAAGTCATCGCGTTTAAGATCCGGAAAAGTATTTCTGATAACCGTAGGCGCAGGATACACATCCAGCCCCGGAAACGTATCTGCTCCGGGGCATAGTCCTGCATCAATTACCTGCGGATTGCTGTTTTCTTTTGCATATGGCGCCACATCGTCGTAGACGATTTTTATGCCACTCTGATCCGCCGCATCAGACCGGATTGACTGCTTTAAAAACATATCACGGCCTCCTTTGCGGTGACATGGCTACAAAATACACTGACAGGCCATGCCACAGATTCTTTCCGTTCCTGCGTTGCAAGCTGTCTTTGCCTTTGGTCACGTAAGCCTCAAACTCAAGCGTTTTCTGCGCATATGGAACCACCAAACGGTGCTTTATTTCCGGTGCTGATATCATCTGATAAAACGTATCATAGTCATCGCGGTACTGAGTAATTGGCTCGATCTCCAAGGTATAATTATAAAAGGTCCCGGCTATCTCCCTGTACATTTCATAATTTTTTAAACGTCCAGAATTTTCGGTGTCCGTAACAGAAAACTCACGATCCAGCTTTGTGACCTTCAACCGGAGATCTACGCCGTCTATTGAAAAAACATTTTCTGACATATTATCTATCCCTCCGTTATCATTCTTACGCCGACACGCTGCCGTTCCTGGTTATTCGCCTCATAGACTGCCCGCGCAAACCGCTGGCCATTGATAATTAAATCAATCTGCATAGGCCGCCTATTGCCTCCCTCCCCCATATACTTTGCCATGACATTATCAAGAGCTTGCTCTATGGTTGACAGAGGAGATACCACCTCTGTTTCCCTGTTGTTATCTCCCAGAATCGCGGCGAATTCACCGGCACGCGGCGGAACCACCGTGCCAGTTGCAAGGCGCGGCATTCTGTAACCGCTGGCATCACCAAGACTATTGGCACTGTATGGGCTATATGATCCAGATGAGTAAGACGCTGCTCTGCTCTTTGCGGATGATGCAATACCTGCGATGGAAATTCCGGCAATGGCTGCTATTGCTGCCCCTATACCGATCATTACTGGATTGTTCATCAAAGCACCTACTGCCGCTACCAATACTCCAACAGCTGCAGCAACAGCCAATATTTTGGTTGCTAGTTTTTCGTCAGGTGTCATATCCTCCCATGCACTGGCAACATAGAGCGCGAGGCTGATTACTAATCCTAAAAGTACAGTAAGAGGATTTAAGTTACCTATAAGATTTCCAAGTACTCCAATCAACGTAGGAAGTACACTCAACATGCTTCCAACCCCAGTAACAAAACGTTCAAATGCAAATGCTGCAAAAAATCCAAGTACTACAATTGTTACATCTTTTATCAATTGTTCATGTTCTGATATCCAGTCTGAAAACTTTGTAAGCCATTCGGTAATTTTCTTTAGCGCATCTATAATTATTTTCCCCGTCCATTCTCCAAACGGCTGCAAGAAGTCCTCCCATAGCCATATAGCTAATGGTTTCAGCGCGTCTAATATACTATTTAAAGCTTTTAGTGCTGCAGAAATCAGATCAAACGCTGCCGGGATACCATTCTCTATCCCCCATTTAGCAATAGGAAGAAGAATATCTTTCAATAGCCAGAGTAATATATCACCAATCTTACTAACTATAGGTGTTGCACTAATCAATATTCCGTCAAATGATTTGAGCAACGGAGAAAAATCCAGTGTTGCTGACCATTTTCGTATTTCTCCAGACGCATCACGAAAAAATCCCGTAACCTCAAGTACAAGATCCCCCAGGTGACGCATAATCAACACGCCAGTATCGCCGCTGGTCCAGGCCTTATCCAATTGATCGCATAGATTTGCAACAGTAAAAGCCATGTTTGCAAATGTCAGAAGCAGATCATCTGTTATTTTCAAACCATAGCCTTCATTCTTCCACACCTGTAAAAACGATGATCCAACATCCATGGCGAGATTCTTCATACTACCAAGAGCTGCATGGACAGCCTCATTTACTTCAGGGCCATTATTCAACCATGATTGTTTCATCGGGTCAAATAGATCAGCAAAGATACCTTTTACTACATCTGCAAAATCTTTAATATCATTTTCGATCTCAACCGTTTCAAACATCTGATCTGGAGTGGGGCCTATAAAGCCTTCTTCTGATTTTTTCTGTGCCTGGATTAGATCGTCAAAGGAAAAAGCTAACTTTTGATTTAGTTTTTCCTTCTTTTTCAGTTCCGAATTACTGTCTTTTAATACCTCTCCATAATTTTCCTCGACATCTACAGCCTTCACAAATGTAGCTTTTCCGGTTAAGGCCGCTACAAGTTGTCCGGCATAGGCCGCCCCCGCCGACAGAAGATCTATCATTTCCTTTAACGCTGGGGCTGCGGCTTCAAGAGCTGGGGCAAATGCTGTAGCAAAGCTATTTTTCAGCCGAGTGTTGGCAGAAACGAGCATAGAAATACTCTTGTTCGTCTCGTCCGAATACTGGGCTAGATTTTCGAATCCCTCTTTAGCTGCCTTTATGGCCGCTCGCATTGCCATACGGATCAGCATCAACTTAAACATATTGGATAACTTTAAAATACTTTTGGTCAGCGGGATTGCTGTCTTATTTGTAGCAGCCAGCGTTTTATTCATTTTTTTGCCTGACGAACCTACCCTCTTCTGAGCGGATCCAGTCCCCGCCAGTTCCTTCTTATAAGAATTCAGTGCGGCTATTGCTTTCTGCAATTCTCCATAGGTCTTATCATATTCGGGATCCCCGAAATAAGCTCCTGATTTCTCAAGAGAATACAGATGCTCCTTCAACAGGTCAATCTTGTCCACCAACGCTATTACACTTTGATTGCCAGAATCAAACGCACTCATAATTATATTACCTGTTGACGATGCAATGGTTGGTATGTCTGATATTGTCCGTTTGAGGATTTCAAGTGTATTTTGCAACATGGTAGGCCCCTGCTTTGCTTCCTCAAAAGCCTTGTTCTCCGCAGCGGCGGCCTCTCTGGCCGCTTCCTCAATAGCCTTATTTCTGGCAATTATTTCATCTACGTCGTTTCCATATATGTCATAGCGTTTTCCGTCATCCGGTATAGAAGACTGCGGAGCATTATTATTTGTAATCGTCCCAGTAAAGGTGTCAGCCTTTTCTTTGTTCAGGCGCTCTACTTCTTCCCGTGCCTTTTTCGCTGACTCTGCAACCGTATCAATATCTTTCGCGGTGGAGGCGGCCGTGTTACCTGCTCCGGTAAATCCTCCATCCATTTTTTTAGACAAGTCTTCGATTAATCCTGAAAGCCTTTCAACTGCTTTTGTTAGCGTACTCATTCCAGCATCGAAGCCTTCTGTATTAACCTTTGTGTCAAATTTTAAGCTTCCATCAGCCGCCATGCTCTCACCTCACTTCCGGGCATAAAATAAGACGCCATACGGCGCCTATCCCAATAGCTTATTCCAATAATCAATTTCTTCCTGTTCTTCTGCGGTATACTTCGTTTTAATGTCGCACATGGCTTTATTCGCCTGATAAAATTCCTGTTCCCATTTCTCCAGTTTCTTTCCCCTTGCCCGTTTCTGTCGTATACCGAGGACCATAGAAAAGGTTCCGTCGTCAATCTCCATAAAGTACCCCATAAAGGTCCACCAATGCATATATTCTGCTGCACGGACCTCACGGCCGGCCACCTTATTGATTGCAGGAAATAAAATTGGTTCGTCCTGCTCCCAATCCATTACCTTACGAGATGGCTTCTTGTCATCTGCTTCCTGACCGCAGTCGAGGAACCATAATGCCTGACGAACTGCCTCCGGATATGCGCTTTCTGGTATCTCTTCCGGAGTCATAAACAATATTTCAAGCATTACCTCGTATTTCTCTTCTGGAAGAAGTTCAGGATCATTAAAAGCCTGCATAATTACCAAAATGTCACGGAAATCGGTTCGAATCTCCATTTTCTTCCCGGCTACCTCCAGGGTCGTCGGCAGCCGGCCGATCATTTGCTGTACTCCCTGGTATATTTCTCGATGCGGTGCTGACTTCCAACGTTGAATTCGTCGACACCTTCCCGAATGATAGGCATCGCCGCTTTCAAAAATGCTTCAAATAAAAATTCTTTCTTTTCTCCTACAATACACAGCGGGGACTGCCCTGCAAATACAGTATCGTATACATCGGAATTGAAAATATAGTTGATCTCCTCACGAATCAGATCATCAAACTCTTTCAGAAGCCTTCTGACCTGCTCCGTTGGGTTTTCAACTGGTGCACCATCAGGCATCAACTTAACAGATTCTATCTGACTTTGCTTTTCCGTGATTCTCTTCTGTGCCGCATCGGCCCGAACAAGAATATTAGGGTCAGCCGGGTTGAAACGAATTACACGGCTCTCATCTCCATTGATTGAAAAAGACTTAAGGTTATCAGAAAAATTAATGCTATGCATATGTTACCTCCCTATGCTCCAGCCCCTGACTCTGCCGTAAAGGTTTTGGTTGACAAATCAAATGTCCCCTTCACCCTGTTTCCTGTATGGTGTACATTGTACGGGATCTGATAGCCAGTCGTATCACCGCCATAACTTACTACCTCGATGATCGCGTCCTCTTTGTAAGCTGCATATTTACCGGCTGTTGCCGTTTCCCAAAGATGTACTTCTACGATGCTTGTTTTCAGATCATCAAGAGTCTGGCGCTCATCTGCAATTGCCTGCAAGCGTTCAAACATTGGATCCCCGATCTCAGCATAATTAGGTTCCACACTTGCCTGCGGCTGGTAGCTATCTAACGTTACGGTTGTCTCTCCTAAGATATCAGTTGTACTTTCTACATTCGCATTCAGCTCCACACTATACTCTTCTATGCCTTTTCCCAAACGTACATATACAGGCTTGGCCGTCTCAGGCAGCGCCGAATCAATATAATGAGCCATTAATTTTCTTTTGATTCTTCCTACTTCTGGCATTTAAAATCCCTCACTTTCTATTTTATATTGGGCGTAGATCTGTATCTGATACAATACGCCATCGTTAATATTTTCCGTCATAGGCTGCATAGCCATGGCATTAGCCGTTGTGGCTTTTAAAAATCTGCCTATGATTGCTTGATTATCGACCTCAACGCTGATCCCGTCCTCTTCCGGCAGTCGCTCCAGCCAGTAGGCCAGCTCAAGCAAAAAGTTACTGTTCGCCAGCCGATTATAATCGGTAAATGACTGAGCTACCGCGTACATGACAAAATTATGCTGCCGGATCTGGTTCCCCAGCACGTCCTCCCGGATCAAACTATCTCCGGTACTGGACAAGCCGTAATTCGTAGGATCCGGATCTGTAAAATCAATGTGGATATCCGCACCGGCCATAAATTCCGATATCTTCGGGTACTCCGTCAACTTCTGGCGCATAAAGTCTATGATTGTCATATCTTCCCCCCTCTGTCCACTACAGCCTGAGCCGCCTCTAAAATGTCTCCTTTGTGGTCTGCCTTCATACGGTCAAACCATTTCTTGCCGCGCATTGGCGCACCCGTATATTTCAACTCCCGATCTGTGGGTACTTTGATTTCATCTTTTTTCGCCCAGGAGCTTCCCGTCGTTGGTGACACGTACAGGATTCCTTCATGGAGGTAATGCGCGTACGGGCCAGGCGTATTAATCTCTCCGGATCCAATCACCGTAGACATAACCATCATGTGCTCCAGCTCCCCGGCCTGGCGCCGCGGCATATACGGACTCATGTATCTCATGGCCTCACTGTCAATCACTTTCTGGACTGGACCGCCAGGCTGAAGGCCGTGCTTCTCAAGCAGCACTTCTATCGGCTGTATTTCAAGTTCTACCTTCACCGAATCACCTCCTTACTTGCGGTATTCTTCTCTTCGCCTTATACTATAATTACAGGCCGTCACATGGCTAAGTACAATGGAAGGAGAAATTATCATGTTAAGTCAAGAAGCTAAAAGTTTTATGGAATTTTGCATATCAGCTTACAAAGAGAGCGGTAAAAACGAATTTTATATTTCTGATTATATGCATATTCCAAACTATGAGGCCGCTATATCAGAATTAATTGAAAAGGGGCTTTTGGACAAGAAAATTGACATTCTGGAAACTATATCAATCAACTTTGATGCATTAAAAAGCTGATATCAATCCGGAGTTGAATTATTCTGGTTCGACTCCGGACAGCATCTCTCTCGCTTCTCCAATGTCCTTAAAAAATTCTTCCAGGCTCTTCCCACTTTCAAGAGAGAACTCATTTACATCCACTTCTAATAACTTTAATGTCGGTTTTAAATTCCCCTCCTTGTCCCGCGCTGAATATACTAAGCCTTTCACACCTTTTCCGATCTGCTTACCTTCCAAAAACACATTCGTTTTATTACCCAAAGTTGCAATTACTAATTTAGGTATCATATAATCCTTCCTCTCTCTATTTACACGACAGTTCATAATGCTGCATGGACTCGCTACCATACAATTTTTCATCTACCGTCATAACCGTCACACAGCCATGGCGCTGCTTCAGTTCCATCAGCGATTCAGACATGGTCTTCTGGTTGGTACAGTCAATGACATGGTTGCACTGGCCTTTCACAGCAAGGTCTTTTCCTCCTGTAAACTGAATCGGCTCAAATAGGCTCTCAAGCGGGATCACCAGAAGGACAGAGTCAGAGTCACGCTGGCCGGTCTTCAGGACATTGGATTGCTTCACATCGTCCCAGAACACGTCTTCCACAAATTCGCGCCTGTATGACTCCTGTTTTCCATATTTCGAATACAAGTACAGTGTTACATCAGCATTCGTATACATATACATATCATACCCCCTGATAACATAGGCCAGTGTCACCCAACCATTTCATGACGATACCGCGTTGTTCCCGGTCTGCCGCCTGTCTGGCCTCGGATGCAGAAGAGAAAGATACCGAATAGGTCCCTACCTTCTCCGATGTCTTCCCGGCAGCTTCCCGGTTCCGCTTCTCCTGCTGGCAGATTACTTCAGCCAGTTCACAGCAGCATAGGCGGACCGGCTCAGGCACTTCCAGAAGGGTTTTCAGCCGCCCGAAGGTATACACATCAATCACCTGGCTGGCCTGCCGTGCGTAATAATCAAAGCCGGTGCGAATGACCGGCTTACGTCCCATAAGATATTCATTCTGATAATCCTGCTCAGCTGCATAAGGCATTCGCACCACGCTCCTTTTTAGCCGTTTGTGATTAATCTGGCAATCGGTAAAGCCTTCGGATCAAATTTAATATCCCAGTTCGCTTTTGCAAATAACTGAGCATCTGTCGGGGACTCTGTCCACCCAGACGTTGGAATCTTAAAGCTGAATCCATTGGGGTGGATCGTCTCACGCATACGGGTAATCAGTTCATCCTGACCGCCGTTCTTCTTTGCTTCCCTCACCGTCTCCACCGGAACATCAACCCTGCCGCGGGCAGTACGGATAACTCCATTTCCGAATAAGTATGTCGTGTACTTCGACAGATCTTTGTTTGCTCCATCTCCGCCAACTTTCTCCACTGGAACGCCATCATCCACAATAACCGTATACCCATTAGCAGATCCCAGCGCCATAGGCCGCTGGATTCCATTGGCATCAGTCTGTTTCCAAAACTCCAGAAGCTGTAAATTTTCAAGAGTTTTCGCTACATTGGAATGCATAATCACAAGCCCAAACTGGTCTTTGTGATCTCCGCACGCCTCTGTCGCAAGGTCATTAAGATCAGTCTCTCTGATTTTCCTTGCTTCTGCAGTGGTAGATGTCAGTTCCAGGGTATGGCTATCCGCCCACTTTTTTGCGTGTCCGCTTGCTCCTGTAATACCGAATATTGCGTCAGAGATACCAATCAAGCGCATCTGACGACGCTTCTGCCAATACCTGGCAACAGATGCAACAATGTGCCCCATCGGATCAGAACCGGAAAGTTCTGCCGTAAAGTTTCGAGCAAAGAACCCTTTCGCACGACCATAAACAACTCCCGTCTGGGAACCGCCACCTATTTCTTCAACGGTGATATCCGTCTGGCCGTCGTAGTTCAGGTCTTCTCCCTCCAGGGTGTTGTAAAAAGGGATTGTATAAATATTTCCGTGGTTCTGGATCATTCCCGCAATCGTCGAATCCTCTACAACCGCGCCCGACTGGATCATAGCGGTGTAATATGGATCCGGAGCCTCATTCCACATATCCAAAAATAATTCATCATCAAATGGTATTCCAAAAATTATACATGGCATAGTTAATTATCTCCTTTCATTTCTGCATATTTTTCGGGGTTGCTCTGCTTTAATTCTAAGCGTTCTTTATACCCCATTGTCTTAAACTGTTCTTTTGTAATCCCAATTGCAGGACCATTTGTTGGACCAACCGGATTGTTTATAGGTTCATTGGCTCCAAAAAGATAGCTGTTATCCTTCTGGCACGCCTCGATGGCCGCCTTTATATCTGCGGTCTGATCTTTACTGACCTTTAATGCTTCGACATCAAGCAGAGCCTTGACCGCTTTCGCATTTCTTCCTCCAGCTGCAGTGATAGCGGCCTCCAAGGACGTACCAAATTGCATATCTGCAATCTTTGTTTCATACTCTGCCTTTGACTGCTCATATTTTGTCTTATACTCCTCGACCTGTTTTTTTACCTGGTCATAATCCTTAAAGCCGTCAATCGTTGTATTGGCTTCCTGAAGCTGAGTCTTCGTCTGCTCCAGTTCTGTCTTGACCTGTTCCAGATCCCCTTTGGCCGCCTCGATATCATTGCCATTCTCAGCCATAATGCTGTCTACCTGTTCTTTTGTCAGGCCCATGTCTTCTAAAAATTTACGTTTCATACTGCTCCTTTCTCGCTACGCTTTTTTACGGGGTCGCATCCCTTGCGTCGGTAGTTTTACGCCGTGCCGGGCCATTTTAGGTATAAAAATAACACGTCAAGTATTCCTGCGTGTCTACTCCTCAATTCTATCAATGCCATATTCCACTGCACAGGTATGCTCAATCTTGCACCCTCTAAATTCACTCCATCCTTGTACAAAATAGGCAGTATCAGCAGATGATAAATCTTTGATGCTTCTGGCAAGATATTCAAGCGGCTTTGCATCCTTGGAAAAATCTGTATAGAATGTGTCAATTACCTCTATCTCTTCTCCCAAATATTCCTTTGCTTTCTGAATCGCTTTTTCCCTCTCAGCCATAATCTGTTCATCTGTCTTACCTCTCATAGGTTGTGAAATAAATAATCGCTTCATTTTATCTTCTCCTTTCGCTGTGCTTTCACATTTAAATACAATTACATTCCTGAAATACTTTAAGAAGCTTTGGTGCTTGAATGGCTATCCAGTCTACTATTTCTTCACTCTGTGCCCAGCTTTTTACACTTCCACTGTTCTCACGCAGCCCGCTTTCCGCAAGAAAAGCGTGGATAATTTCATGCCGCAAGACTTTCTTTGCATATACATTCAAGTCTCCAAGACTATCATCATCCTGTTCCATCTTTGCAACAACAATTTTCTTTGTGGTATGGTCCATGTACCCATCTGCCCTTTTTAATTTTGTGTCATCTTTTTCATCCACATCAAGCAGTACGTCGTACGCTACCCCTAGAATATTAGCTTTCATGTCAATTCCCTTTCCGTTGCGATATCGCAACTTTTTACTTTGGAATCCTCAGCCGCTCCCTCTGTTGCTGCAGGTCCATCTCCTTAGAGAAATCCACATAAGCCTTATTGGTCAGTCTCAACCGACACTTGGCAGCCGTTATATCATCCTTATCAGCTCCCGCCTTCTCCAGGAGTTCCACGTCCTGCTTCTGCTTCCGGATGGTTCTTTCAAGTCTCCTCTGGTACTGCAATGCTCCATAGGTGTCATAGTCCCGGCCCCGGAAGGTCTTCTTTTCATTCTCCTTCCGGTTCTGTTCGGCCAGCCACTCATCCGTGTACTTTCGTTTGCTGATGCCCGGCAGGAAGGGAAATTTAATGTGATAGCAGTTAATCCCAGCGAAGCCAAGCATTTCTCCTTCCCCGCAGATACTGCGCATCTCAGCTGTACTATACACCTTTCCCTGCCAGCTCTGGTGATTCCGGTAGCCGGTTCCTGTGTTTCTGGCTCCCATATGCCAGTCCACCTCCCAGTGATCCGTTCCAAGTTCCTCCGCATTCTTATCGCTTACCTGCTTCGTCATCTGGGCCACTCCGGTCATCACTGCCCGTCTGGCTGCCACCTCGATCCGGTCAGACTTGCCAGATGCATAGTCCACAGTGCGGATCCCGCTGGCCGTCATCTCATCAATCACCTCGCCGATGGCCTGACTGTATGTCTTGGCCCCGGTTGTGATCCCCAGCATGGCCTTGTCTAAGCTGCGTTCTAAATACTCAGAGAGCGGCGTGAATACCTTCTTTCCATGCCCCATCTGAACGTTAAACCCTGTAGTCTGAGTAATATTTTCCATCGGCCTTAGACTGTCTTTCGTCTGCCGCCTGGCGGCCTCTACGGCCTGTTGTAGCCAATTATTATCCTCGTAGGGTAGATAGTCCCGGCCGACGGCCTCGTAGATTTCCCGGTTACGGACGTAATCGGATCTGGCTGCCTGCCTGTAGATCTCATCAATCTGCATCTCGGCTGTCTTGATAGCCTCTCCTATGATCTTCTTGATCATGACCTTGCTATTCCCAATTGCAATGAGCCGAGTGATCAGCCAGTCAGTAACCGGTGTGATCTGCGCTGCCTCCTTAATCCGCTCTACGATCTCGGCCATGATTGACAACTCCAGCGCTGTCATGGTGCGCTCCAATGGCTTCGGCAGCTTCTCCAATTCATCAGGCGTCATCTATCTCACTCCTCTACCATCGCCGGTTCCGGCAGGTTCTTAGCTGCCTCCTCCAACGTCTCGCCGTACCACTTCGCCCGGTATTCTTCTGGCCTCATGATTCCAGCTGCCAGGTCTTGCCTATCCTGCTGGCGCTCCTCTTCCTCATCAACCAGGATACTGTCCTTAAAGGTGCACAGGAATTCATATCCACTTCGGGTCATGCCATTGTAAAAGGCCAAAGCATAGGCCAGATCCTCCAGGCAGTCTTTAAGGTTGGACTGGATTGCTTTCACCATGTTATATTTCCGTTTCTTTGCGATCTTCGCCTCCGTAGCTGTTTTATCCACGTCATTGACGTCTGATAAGTCACCATAGGACAGGCAGACGTTAAACTCAATCCGCCGCAGGTAAGCATTCAGGCCATTGATAATATTCTGGTCCCGCAACTCAGGGCTGTACTCCTTATACAACTCTTCCCCGTTCGATCCTCCGGAAAGGTTCAGTCCGCGATATAGCCGCTTGTTGAGCTTTGGCATTTCATATCGCGTCCTACCATCTTGTCCCAGAGTAGGTGCTTCCTGCAGCGCGGTGACATCCACATGCACGACACGCTCTCCGCTCTCAAACTCCCAATCCAAACGACCGAATTGTATATCTGTCTTTTTGATCAAATTAGTTGCTGATTGATATACTGATACCCCGCATGGGGAACCGTCCACTTCATTCTTGATAGGGTTCCGGTAATAGCCGAAGTCTGGCCGCTCCACTCCGGCATAATTTATATTTTCGGGGAGCTCCGCCCATTCCGGCACCATACTAAGTGGTACAGACCTTCCGATGCTCGCCATGTCACTGGACCGATACGCAAGATTCTGAATATTAAGTACTCTGGTCTCTTCCCAGGTATGAACTTCAAAGCGGATAAAATAATCGTAATCTGCTACCTTTTTAACGTCAACAAACGCTACCCGAGTTAGCCTGCCGCGCGCATCAAACTTCAGAGGAATGAACCGTTCCTGCGTAATGTATTCCACCTTATCTTCTCCTAGTGGTTTAATGCAAAAGGATCCAAGGGCAAGGCCGCTCTGCAGGTTCTCATTTAAATCCCTGACAGCAGATTGATAGATATTGTCCAGCGGCTCAACAGATATACTGGATTCCATCTCATTCAGACAGACGTTTGCAAACTCACGGCAGATTCCCTGTTCGATTTGAAGGGAGTCTACCTGCTCATCTACCCATGGAGCCTGCCCCCGGTACATGGATCGCCATTTTTCGATAGCTGTTATCATCTCCTGACTGATCGAAATATCCTGCCCGAACAGTTCTTTTAACGTTCTAATCGAAAACATTCTCCGATACACCCCCTTTACTATATTTTTTAGTCGCTCAAACACCTTATCACCTGCCTTTATTGGCCTTTCTTCTTCCATATGCGGTTAGTCGCGTACCTGGTTGCATCAATACAATGATCATCTCCATCAGGATATCCACTGATCACGTTACCGTCCTTGTCCCTCTCATATTCGTAGTCCATAAATTCCTCTGATGAAACAGGGCATCGGACATTATCAATGATAATCTCTCGTAAGGATTGCAACCACTTATAGGAGTACTCACGGCTTCCCGGCCCCTTTTCGGCCGCACGAGCCAGCATGCCATAAGCCCGATAGTCTCCCACTGACTTTTCTTCTGCACTGTCACAGGTTATCAGATCATTACCCGTGATCCCCAACTCGATCAGTTTATCCGCCGTTTGCCGGTTGCTCTGCTTATTACAGGTATATTCCTGCCAGATATACAACTTATGGCGCGCCGGATCGTAATGTGTCCGCACAAATGCATACGGATCAGGATACCAGCCCCAGTCAACACCGTTGAGAATATGATCAAACTGTGCTATTTCATCGTCAGTAATGGTCCTGATAGTCACATTATCGAATACGCTGCCGCCGCTGCCGTTAGCAACACCCATGTACTCGTTTTCATATGCATCCGGGTTAGTCTCTTTCAGGAACTCAGCTTCTTCTATGAAAGGCTTGCCTAACCATTTAGGCGGAACATCTAAGTATGTGCTCTCCGTGACCACTCTCGAAGCTTTCGGCACTTTGATATACTTATTAGCCCAGTTGCTGGCAGTCTTTGGCGGGTTGAATGACTTGAAAATATATGCAACATCACCTCCACGGATCACCGACTGCTCGATCTTACGGACTGACTCCGGTCCCACGAACTGATCCAGTTCCTCCAGCCAGAGGATCCCAATATACCCGAACGGAACCTTAATGGACTTGACCTTACCCGGATCATCTGCACCTCTGAAATAGATTTTCTGTCCTGTGCTGATCCTCGTAATCTCCATAGGACTAACTGTTGCGTGAAACTCTTCTGACAGATCCAACGCCTCAATAGCCCATAGAATCTGTTGATACACGGATCCACGCAGCGTATCCGCTACCTGACGCATAACTACGGCGTGTATATCATCATGCCGCATGATAAGATCAATGAGCTGCAATGAAATAAATGACGACTTCGTGGATCCACGTCCACCAGGAAAAACATACTCTGTATGGCCGTGCTCCTGAATATCAAAAACAACCGGTGCAAATACTGGAGCCACCATATTAGATGGAATACCCGCATACTTAACCGGTTGGTCGTTGTCTGAATTTAGTTGTAATGCATCGACCTGGGCTTTCAGGTGTGCAATCTTTGCCCGCTGCTCTTCCGTCGCCAGATCCATATGGGCCGTCAACCAGTCCAGCGCCTTCATACGGTCCGCCAGCTTTATACTGGCGCCGTCCTTGCCCTGCTTGACCTCAGTAATAAGAGTACCGTCTACGGCATCGGATTCATGAAAACGAACACTGTTGATTGTTTTCATGAGCGGTATTTTACCATCACCGTTCGGATCATCTACTTGTACCGGCCCGAATGCTCCCATTACCTGGACCTCTTCCCGGCCAAAATCCACATAATCGGTAATGTCAGAAAAGGCAATGTCCATGTACTTCTGGAAAATATCGTGCTCGTCCAGCATCTCGCGGCTGAGGCGCGCTTGCTTCAAGTGAGTGATCTCCTCTCTGATACGAGCATTTCCGAGCAGCCTCGGACCATTGACCACTGCTGTATTGTAATCAACGCCATACGCCTTCTGGTAAGCTTTCGTCGCATTAAAGCATCTCACATAACGAATACAAAAAAGCCGCTGCTTATCGGTAAGGTCAGGATTTTCTATTACCTGCATCACCTCTTCAGCAACAGCTTTCTTTTTCTCTTTCCGAACGTTCGCTTTCTTTTCCGAACGCTCGCTATTGTTTTCCGAACGTTCGCATTCCCATTTATATGTTGATTTCCAGCGCCGTACCGTTCCCTCTGGCAGATTTAGTTCGTTTGCAATCTCCACTAATTTCTTTCCAGTGAGAAACATTGCTTCTGCCTGCTGTACTCTCTGATCTGGCGCTCTTGCCATAGTGTCACCTCTATTCTCATAAATTAAAGGCACCCGTTTGGACCCGGATGCCTTTTACAAGGAGAAACGAATTATGAAGAATTAAGCGGAACACCACGGAATCGAACCGGAACCCAGGGCGCGACCCTGTCCATCTGCCATTGATGGTATGCTCCACATATACCGGATTGTCTCCGGTATTGCCCTTATTGATTTTGAAAGGTCTATTAAGGGAGAACTTTTAGACCTTGCTGTAAAAGCGTGTCAGGGTTGTGTTTTCTTGATACACTTTTCTCATTTTAAATTATAACACATGTACCCCGGACGCGAACGGACACTTTTATTTTTTATCCAATTCTCGATTAATTTTCTTCCTGCAAGCCTCCCCAGTAAATCCCTCGCCCATAGCTTCGGCCACTTCATTCCATGTTTTTTCCTCGATAAAGAAAAATCTCATCATACGCCGTGTCTCACTGTCTGGAATCTCGTTTATGTACTCCTCGACATCAAGGATCATATTTTCGATTCGGGCAAGACGTAATTCCTGCTTTGCTTTCCTTTCCCGCAGCCTGGCTCTCTTGCGATTAATCTGCGTATTATCTTCATTTCCGTGTATCGTGCAGATTCCGAGGGGCTTCTTCCCCCTTCTCCCCTTTGTTACCACGTCAGTAACTTCTTTGCAGATGGGGGCCATGGCCTGTATCTCTGCCTCCATCGCCTGTATCCTTTTTTCTTCGTCCACATATTCCCGCTTCAGGCTTGCACACTGTTTCAATATGCTCTTATCCATCATTACCTCCTATGCCGCGAATAACTCATGTACCTGTTTCATGGATTCGTCGTCGTCGATGATATAACACTCAGACGTCGTATTAATATTGCTATGGCCGAGAATACGCTGGATATCCTTAATTGACGCGCCATGCCTGGACATATATGTCGCAAGGTATGCCCGGAACATATGCGGGTGCAGATTAAGCCCAGTCAGCCGCTTGTCAGACTCCACAATAGCATTAAGCATATGCCGGATACTATCATCATTCAGCCGCGTATATATCCCGCCTTTACGCCGGAAATTAAGGAACAACGCCGGATCGCAATCCGTGATCTGCCTGCGCTCTGACAGATACTCCTCCAGGTGTACCAACGCCCGCGGTGTGAAGAACGCCGGCCGCTCCTTGCGCCCCTTACCGTATATGATGCATTTCCCGGCCCTGATATCAATATCATTAAGGTCAAGCCCTACAAGCTCACTCACACGCATTCCAGTCGCGATAAGGACCTCCACGACCGCCCTATCTCGTACCGTCTGGCAATCACACCGGATTATCTCCGCCTGCTCGTCTGTTAGTACTGTGCGCATCTTCTTTTCGGTTTTGACTTTGTTGATCTTGTCCATCGGGTTTTTCTTCGGCTTCCGCGCCAGGCTGCCGCCGTCCTCGATCAAATCCTCTGACATGATCCACCGGTAGAATGATTGTAAGGCGTGATACTTATTATTAATTGTCGTATCGCTGTTATGCTTAACGATCTGCCTCCAGGACAGGTACGCCCTTACGTCGTTGGTTGTGATATCCGCATAATGCTTTCTGCACCATTCAAAAAAGTTTCTGAGCTCTCCACGGTAATTTTCTATTGTTCCAGCCGTTCGCTTTTCAAGCTGCATACACCGGAGCCACATTTCCACTACGCGCGGGGTGTCGTCGATGTATTCCGTTGGAAGCTGCCTGCCGGCGTAATCGTCTGCTAAGATCGTCTTGTCCATCAGATTCATATATAATGCCGCTTTCACCTGATTCAACCGCTCCTGCTCCGCCCACATGTCCATACTTGCCATCAATGTTTCCATCACCGTCATAACAAAATTGTCTGTATTAATCGCTGTCTGCATATTATAATCCTCCTCATGGTATGATTTTCCAGTTGATTTATCACGCCTGAGTCGGTTATAATATACTCAGGCAATAGCTAAGCGGTGGCGCATATCTTCCCGGATATCCACCGCTTTTTCTTTTTTTCGATCATATGTTCTTCTCTTTAGTTTTTTATTTCCGGGGAGGCTATCCCCGGATTCTTTCTCTTTCGTTGCCGCATCTGTAACACCAGATCAGGCCATAGCACGCTATCCAGCACGCCGCCCGGCAGCCTCACCAATGCAAAGTGCTTATAATGATCCACTATCTTCCCTCGGTGCATCTCTCCAGTATGCCCCATGGAGTCTATCCCCTGGGCCTTAAAGGTATGTACCATTACCGTCCGCCCGATCCTGTAGTACCTCTGCGCGGCCTGTATTTCCTTCTGGCTTATGTATCCTGGCGGTATATTACGTCTCATTCAACAATCCTCCTGATCTCCTCAATTGTGTCGGAACAGCCACGGCAGTATATTACTGGATATCCTTCCGGCGGCTCCATCTTGTCTACCTTGTCTCGTACCTCTGCTTGCCACATATGCAGATACTCATTTTCAAGCCGCAAATTCAATATTTCGTTAGCTTGTTCCATTCGTTCTCGTTCTGCATCACCATCATTTGCCGCCATGCATAAACTTATCGTTAGTACAGCAATCGCCCCGCCGACTAACAAAGCTATAACTATACCACATAAAACACCCATACCATTCTCCTTTCAAATTACGATTTAGTTGTGTATCGTTATGTATCGTTACACATCAAAAACATTTCCAGCGCCTTGCGGATCACCCAGGATATGGAGCGGTCCTCACGCTGGCAATAGGCCATAAGCCGCCTAAACTGTCCCGGCT